CCGGAAAGAAAAGGCAAAACGCAATCGTGAGACACGCGAGCGTAAACCAGAAGGGCGCGTAAATGCCACGCAGTGGCCTGTGAAAGTGCAGAAAGCCATTGGCGAGGTCTGGGACAAATCTCAAGTGGGGGTATGTTTTGTGATGGGCGACTTTATCTACACGGCCGCTCACAACATAGCTGGTGATGTTGTTCTCAAGTTCCCTGGTTGTCCTGATACGAAATTTGAAAAGGACAAATGGGATATCGTGAAGGATAGCGACATTGCTCGCACGCCCAAACGTGCTCCGGTTCAACCTCCCTCATTGAAAGGTCAAATACTGGATGATTCGATTGAGGTGCGCGAGGTTGTGATGCAAACCTCTCGCAATGGAGAACAAGCCTATTCCGCGTCTACTTGCGTCATTGAAGATGGTGAGATTCGCGGGACATATGCGTCTCAGGAGGGGGATTGTGGTGCCCCGATATTTGATGCACGCACCCACCGAGTTATTGCTGCGCATGGATATGCGGAGTATGTTGGTGGTAAGTGTGTCGAGAATGGCGGCCACGTTCTTCCTCTCTCTTTTTTAGGCCATTAAGGGGGCAGAACTTCGTGACCCAAACTAGCCTTCGCCCAACCGAGTATGTTGAGACTCCTCTCACTCGCGGTTTGTCTTACTTGGACATCGCAGAGGGGTGGGGTCCCCCCACGCCTACCTTGGCAGATATGGGCGCCAGGTTCTCAAACTTCCGGCGTAAAAACCGATGGGAACCTGACGAACATGCTTGGCAGCTGGCATGTGAGGCAGTCACAAATAGGTATCGTTCATTTGCTTATGGGTCACGCGTTTTGTCATTGGATAGTATAGTGATTAGGTCTGATTCTTCCCCTGGTTTTCCATTTAGAAAGAGTTTTATGAGTAAATCGCATATGTGGTCGGATCCCATAGGTAGGGCCATTATTGAAAAGTTTTGTTGTGACGCGCGTCATTACCCGGTTGTGTGTCATTGGACTCCTAGTTTGAAGGATGAGCCTTTGAGGCCGGGAAAGATGGCGCGTTTGTTTCTGATTGAACCGGCTACGCACCATGCAGCCAATTGCACTGTGAGCAAGGACTTCAATATGAACTCGAAGTGCCAGGCTTTCAATCAAATTGGTATGAGCATGGCTGGGTTTGGCTGGAACAATATGTTGGAGCAGTTGCCCAAGAAGGTCAGTGTTGCTGATGCATTTCAGTATGATTCTTCTCATGGTACAGAGGTACTTATTCAAACGGCACGTTGCCGTCAAGCCTGCATGGAGTTCCGCGACAATGAAGAGGTGATGTTGTTCAACAATGTCCGGCGAAACATCATTTACAAACATGTTGTTGGTCAGTTCGGCGAGATCATTGAGGATGGCAATCCCAGTGGTCAGTACAACACCACCCTGGATAATTCTATTGTCGGCGAGCATGGTCTCGCATATTCGTGGTACAAACAGACACACTCGACAGTTGTCCCGTACTATGATAAAATCGGAGCGGCTATAGTTGGAGACGACATCATGGCCGGCCTTCACTCTGCGGTGTTGGAGCGGAAGATGGATTGGCAAGCCTACTGGCACGATTGTTTTGCCGAGTTGGGTTTTGATTATACTTTTGGTCCATTAATTCCGCGAGAGGAGGCTCAATTTGTATCCCATATCACAAACCGTTTTTACGGTCGGAGAGTGCCTGCCTTGGTTGACAAGCGTTTCTCGGCGAAATCGCGTTGGGTTCGTTTTGTTGATCCGGGTAAGCAGTTGGAGAGTTTGAGTGGGGTTCTGGATTCTGGATTATTTAATTCGCATGCTCCGGAACTTCACGAAAGGTTGTCTAAGTACATCGTGTTGCCGTCTTTGCACAAGATGCGGTGCGAGAAGGCTTTCCTTGAATCGGCCGGCCGTAAGAATGACCGGTTTAAAGACACGGTGATCGAGGACTACCTTGGGTAATGTCATGGCTAAGAAAGGCAAGGGCAAAGGAAAAGCAAAAGCTGGCAACTACAAGTCAGCAGTCATTGTATCTAACCGCGGAGGGCCAGGTGGTAGAACCAATGGTTCCTTCCAAAAGGTCTCGAAAGGGCTCTCTCGAGCCCCTGCCGCCGTCGGAACCACCTACAAGGCAGTGGGGAAAAATTTCACGCTATCGCACCATGAATACGTCGGTGATATCCGAACGAGCGCCACCGCTGGAGCATGGAAGCTTCAAGCTTTTCGACTCCAGCCTGCGGATGATTCCACATTCCGGTTTGGCAGCCGTATCGCTCAAAATTTTGAGAAATATCACTTCCGACGCATCATTGCGGAGTTTCGAACAAATCAGCCAGGAACTGCAGCAGGTGTTACTACGCTTGCTTTCGACGCGGATCCCGCTGACTCCCCCCCAGCATACGAGGCTGTTGAGAAGGCTGCGACAATTGTGTCCTCAGCAGTAGTGTGGCAGGATCAGGAGCTCATTATTCCTGAGTCGCTGCTTCACGATGAGAGAGATTTCCTGTGGACGCGTCGTCGCGCTATTCTTGACACGGCTGCGGATCAAGGTGATTCTGCTTGGATTCGTGGCGCAGATGCTGGATGGTTATTTGTCAGCACGTCTGGTCACTCCGGTGCGGGAGCGAAAGTGGGCGAGCA